CAGGGCCGTAGCCCTGTCTGATTTAAGAGTACGACAACCCTTGGAACTCAAAACTATCAGCCAACTCTGGCGCAGCAGACTTGCGAATGCTGATGGAGACGCAAGCAAAGCCATAACGCTCTGCAAGGTATTGTTTGCCGTCTGGCGTATTGGCAACCACTGTGATCTCAGTGGCGTTGAAGTCTGCTGGCGAGAAAGTGAAATCGGTCATAAGACCTCCTAAAAAACCCTCTGCGAACTGCTGAGGCATGGGTAAATCATATCATCGTTTCCGGTAACTGCAAGTCTTTTTTCAACTATTTTGTAGGGACAAACCCTAAGACCTTTTCTTTGGCCTGATCAGCACCCTTTGCCACTATGCAGGTGTAGCCACAGCCCTCCAGATAGGCGATCCAGTCCTTCTGCTCGGCGCTCACGCTACCGCCCTTGGTGCGCTTCATCTCCACCCACAGACGCCAAGCAGGAATAAAAAGATCTGGCACGCCAGCGGACACGCCTTCGACCTTTAGACGCCCAGCCGTAGCCATGCTTCTGGCCCCGCCATTGGGGATGGCAAAGATACGCACGTCCTTGTAGCCTTGGCGAAACCAGCGCACGAACTCGCGCTGCTCCTCGTGCTCGGTAGGTATGCGTTCTAAAATGGGCATTCGGCCTCCCACCTATCGCACTCACCCACGGTGGCTGCGAACTCTTCCGGTGGCTGCATAAAGAACTCCACGCACAAGCCGTCAACGCCATAGTGTTCACAGGTATGGCAGCACCTCGGTGGGCCAGCAGCTATCCAGCGCTTGTAGTCAGTCACCAAATCCGGTTCAGGGTGTCTCATGCCATCTCCTTTTAATCACTCTAAAAAACTTGCCGTCTTTCTTGTACTCAATGCTGATGGGTGCAAGCGTTTTATTCATGTTGATGACCATCTGGTCCAGCGACTTCACGTTAAGGCCACCTGCCTCGATCTGAGCACGCTGTGCCATATCCACCAGCTTCTTCATCGCCATCTCTCCGGCGTAGCCCTCGTGCATCAGCGGCAGGTACTCCGTAATGGCTGGGTCGCTCAAGTTGCCGTAATAGGTCACCGCCAGCATCTCCTTGCCCGATGCCTTGCTCAAGTGCTTGCGCCATGCCCAGCTCCTCACATCCAGATCACGCCCCTCCAGCCCCATAATGTCGTCATCGTGCAGCTTAAGTTTCTTACCCGGTTTAATTGGAAATGGAGTGCCACACGCAGGACAAACAAATGTCGAAATAGCGCACAACTCGCCGCAGTTGTCGCAGACCTTTACAGGCGGTACGCCATCCCCATCGCCCCCCTTCTTTGGGGGCTGGACAGCAGTGATCGGCCCGTGGCTAGCCACCACACCAGCGAAGTCAAGCACCAAGCAATGATCGGTGTGGCTCTTAATCCTCATGCCTCGACCCGCCATTTGTACGTACAAACTGGCGCTCATGGTCGGGCGCAGCATGGCGATCAGGTCAATATCGGGGTAATCAAATCCGGTGGTCAGCACATTGGCATTGGTGAGCGCACGCAAGCGCCCAGCCTTAAAGTCGCTGATCATGCGCTCTCGCTCTTTCTTTGATGTCTCACCCGTCACGCACTCCGCTACCACGCCCTGCTGATTCAGCGCATCCGCAATGTGCTGGGCGTGCCTTACGCCAGCGCAAAAGACCAGCCACGCCTTGCGGTCACCAGCCAGTGCAATGACCTCCTGCACCACCGCCTGATTCTTGTCGTCGGTATCCACCGCCGCCTGCAACTCAGACTCAATAAACTCTCCTCCCCGCTTATGCACGCCAGTCACGTCTAGCTTGGCCTTGGTGACCTTGGAGCGCAGGGTTGATAGGTAGCCCTTGTAAATCAACTCCTCAATGCTCACCGGCTGAATCAACGCATCAAACAGCGCTGGCTTGTCGGTGATCAAACCGTGCCCTAGCCGGTACGGTGTGGCCGTCAAACCTATCACGCGCAGCGATGGGTTAATCGCTTTGAGCTGCTCCAGCAGTGTGCGATAGCCACCCTCGTCCTTGTGGTTGACCAAGTGGCACTCGTCAATAATCACCAGATCGGTGTGACCCAACTGCTTAGACTTGCTGCGCACCGACTGGATGCCAGCAAAAGTGATCGGCTCGCCCAAGTCCTTGCGGCCAATGCTGGCGCTGTAGATGCCCATGGGCGCACCGCGCCAGTGCTGGCGCATTTTCTCAGCGTTCTGCTCAATCAACTCCTTGACGTGGGTCAGCATCAGCACCCGAGTCTCCGGCCAATTCTGCAAGGCGTCCTTGCACAGCGCCGCCACAATGTGACTCTTGCCTGATCCAGTGGGCAGCACTAGGCAGGGATTGCCCTTGCCGCCTTCCTCAAACCATGCGTAAAGCTGGTCGATGGTGCGTTGTTGGTAGTCACGAAGCATCAGCCAACTATCCTTGCATCCCAAGTCTTCCGCAACTCAGCAATCATCGGGTCACCACCAGCACAAGCCTCGGCATTAGCCAGCAGTTCCGTGCTACCCCACACGCCCTCTTGCGCTGGGTCGCCGTTTGCCATGTTGACGCCATTGATCTCGTACACCGCAGTCCACTCATCAGGCCCGTCCTTGCGCTGCCACGGCACTAGATCAGGGTGCAGAACATGGCTCTCGCAACCTTTGTGCTGTGAGTCCACTGGGATCACATCGTTCCACTTAGCGCAGTGCCAAGTGCTGTCCCCCTGCGGTGTGGCATTAGCACAGGTGCGGCAGTTGACGTGCTTGGTGGTTTTGCTTTCGTGGCAAAAATTACGTGCATCGCAGAACTTGCACTGATACCAACTCGGATCCGAACTGATAGGCGCTGGCATACGCTCTGACAATGCAATGTAGTGACCACGACGCACCGCCTTCTCAGCGACCTCCTTGTCGTACTTCACGCGCTCGGTATGTATGCGGTCATCGTCCTTGCAGATGGCAACGTACAGCGCACGATCAATGCCAGTGCCGTGCATGTACACCTGCATCTGCACAAGGTGCTCGGGCTTGGCCTTCTCTACACCGTCTTTGACCAACGCATCAAACGACTTCTTGCTGTGCGTCTTGAACTCGGCCACGTGCTTGGCTTTCGGTGCCTCGGGCACGCCCTTATCAATGATGGCGTCTAACGATCCAGAGACGTGGCTACCAAAATCTACACGATGCTGTGCAGATACCTTGCGCACATCCAAGCCAATGGCCCTCAAGTCACTGATGATGGTGGCCTCTTCGTTCTGCCCCCTACGAAACAGACGCAAGATACGGCCAGAGAACTCAGGCTGCACAGCCCACCGGAACGACAACCACAACCAGCGGTCACAGGCATGGCCTAACGAACTAGCCCCAAGGTGTGCGCGTGGCTTCTCTGGCTTTGACTCGTGGTGCTTATCAACCAGCGCCTGAATGGTATTATCGTTTTCGGGAATCTTCATGGGTTCTCTCCTTGATTGTTACTTGCCCCGCACCCTAATCAGTGCGGGGCTTTTTTTGGCTTACTTCTTAGCCCAAGGTGGCGCAGCCTTGGCAGCAGCCGCTGGCGCAGATGCCGGTGCTGGTGTAGCGCTAGGCGCTACGCTGCCCGACACCGACTTAAAGCCCCGAACCTCATTGCTTGCGCCATACTGTGCGTCCTGCTTGATGTCCAGCTTGATGCTGATCTGTCCACCAATCAACTGATCCGTATCAGTCACCTTAGCCAGACCAATCGCACGCATGATCTCGCCCAACTGCTGGCGTCCGATCTCCTCGGCCTTTGGGTTGGCGTTCTTGATGTTCAAGTTGCCAAACACCACACGACCCTGATGCGTCGGTCCAGTGATGTCGTAGCGCAGCTTGATGTACTGGCCGTTGCCAGCCTTGGTGTCTTTGAGTTCAGCTTGCGAGATGGTGCATGTGTACCAACCAGCAGGCAAAGGCTCAAAGTTGTTTGCGTTGCCAACGGGCAACTCGTTAACGTCAAAAGTTTCAGTAAGAAAGGCCATGATTTATTCCTTGATAGTGATTTTGAAAGAGGGACGTCCGGGCTTCGATGTAATCGCACCCGCCAACGACTTAGTGATAGACACATCTGCTGCCTTCCAGAGCGTCATATTGATCTCCGGCTTCCAGCGAAACAGAGTCGCCAAATGCTCAGACAGTCCTGACTCAGTCGCCAGCATCTGCAACTTCTCCGAGTCAACCTTGCGGTCAATGCGGCCAGAGATTTTGACCACAAAGCCTTGCGGCTCTGCTGTCTCAGTAGACTCAAACGCATCAGGCAGCGCTAGCTCCTTGACGATCTGGTCTTCAATCTTGCGGCGCTCTGTGACCGCATGCTCCTCGGCAGTCTTGTGGCGCAACCACTCAGCGCTCAATTCTTTGAGGTCGCTCATTTTTTGCTCCCGATCTTCTTGATAATTTCGCCAAGGTCAGGTGCCTCCCACGACTCCAACTTGCCTGAGCGATCCTTCGCCAACCACAGGCCGTCCGAGTCGCACATCAAAGCACGCTGCGTTACGCCCTCGGCATCGCGCTCAACACGCAGCGCCAGCACCTCGTCAAAGAAGTAGGGCAGGCCTTGGGTCAAGCTCTTACCGGGCATGCCGGGGTTGTAAAGCATCTTGCCCATCTCGTCCGTAGACTTCTCCAACTTGGCCGACATGTACACGTGCTTGTTAGGCAGGTCACGGAACGCCCTGATCAGCTCCTGCATGGTGCTGTTCATCTCGCCGTACGCTGCCCGTCCGTCCTTCGACTTCTTCATCTCATGCGCTAACACCACCTCGGCAACTTCCGAAATGCTGTCCAACGCCACCGACTGAAACTTCACCGCCTCTTTAGATTCCTTGCACCACGTAAACGCCTCGCGCAAGTCCTCCATCGACGCAATCTCAATGTAGGGCAGGTCAGCGTCCTGAATGGACAACAAACCACCCTCGGCACTGAGCACGATCACGTTGGGCAGCGTCTTGACCAGCGCGGTCTTACCCGACCCAGCCTGTCCGTACACCAACAACTTCACACCATTGGCAGTTAAACCGCCTGTTGACTTTAGATTGATAGCCATCTGGCTCTCCTTGATTTCAC